TGTCCAAATAAGGAGGATATTGAAAAAATGGAGAAGGAAAAAAAGAAAAAGTACCCCTTGCGTTACTTAATACTATTCATAACTATGTTAATAGGTGGTTTTGTATTTATAAAAAATAAAATTACTCCTTCGATTGCACAACCTTCTTTTTAACGACACGTTTGACAACTTTTTTCTTTGGTGTTTCTGGTGCTGGAGCTGGCGCTGGTGGTGCTGGAGCTGGAGCTGGAGCTGGAGCTGGAGATGGCGCTGGCGCTGGTGGTGCTGGAGCTGGTGGTTCGATTACATCAGCTATTTGTCTAAGGATACCATAGACAGTTTCTTTGTGAATTTTTGGTCTTTGAAGTGCTTCTTCAATTTGTTCTCTAACAGAGTCCATCGCGTAATATATATAAAAGAAATATTATCTTTATACTAAATGTTATTCATTGGTCCATCTCTTTTGAGTGGGATAGGTCAACAATGTAAAAAATATATGGGTCTTTTTCCTGGAAGTCAGTACATTGAAGTTCAAAATGATATACCTGTTTGTGAACGCGCATTCATTTATGCTTTACCTGTACCATACTGGTTAGATAAAATACCCGAAATTAAACGTAAAATCAAACACGTAACGTGTATGACTATATGTGAAACCGAAACCGTACACGAAGATTACGGTAAACTATTTAAACTTTTTGATAGAATCGCTGTACCAAGTGAATTTTGTAGAAAAGTATTTAAAAAACAGTTTCCAGACACGGACTTTTACATTATACATGCACACGTTCCTGATCATAGACCGTACACATTTTATCACATTGGAAATGTAACGGATCCGAGGAAAAATTTTAATAAAATTATTGAAACATTTGTTCGTATGAATAAACCTGATACACGCCTTTTGATTAAGGCGACGTGTAATCAACCAATTCAAATAAAAATACCAAACGTTGAAGTTATAAATGGTCTTATTCCCGATGAAGAAATGGAAAAAATACATGCCCTGGGTGATTGTTATTTAAGTTTTTCAAGTTCGGAAGGTATAGGTATGGGTGCAGTAGAAGCGGCTTTGCGAAATAAACCAATCATTATAACGGATTATGGGGGTGCACCTGAATATATAAAAACGCCATATACGATAAAATGTGAACGTCAAAAACTCGTAAAAGATGATTTTTTGTATCAGGAAGGTATGGAATGGGGAAAACCAGACGAAAAACAATTGCATGATTTTATGGAAGATGCATATACCAAGAAAGTAAGATATATGGAACATCCGAGGACTCATATGTTAACATGTAAAGAAAATGTATTACAGGAATTCGTCGCTAATGTAATTGGTAAGGAAAGTGATAACACCGGTGAGAATGGCGCCGGACATGAGTGATCCTCTCTGAGCAATGAGCATGGCGACAACATCATCAATGAATTTAATATTGGTGGGTTTCTTAAGAAGTTCTGGTACGATTTTTGAAATTGCAAGATAAAGTGCCATGGCTATTATGACAGGTCTGAGTGTTTCTTGATCTAACATTTTTTTATAATAAGGAAACATTTATTTTTGGTATAGTTTCTAATACGTGATCGTCTATTCTATGTTTTTTACAGTAGTCACCACACACAGCTTTAAATGTACATTTTTTTCCTGATAATGTAAAAGCTTTACATATATTACGGAATTCAGAAGCGTCCTGTTTAGGTACAGAATCTAAGACCTGTATCGGTTTTGTTTTTTGACATTCCAGTTTCTTTTTTCTCATTTTATCGAGTATTATTGCCATTTCCTCTGGTGTTTTTTTACTCGTTTTTAAAGTTTTAGATACACGTAAACAGTCATCATAAGTCTGAATATTTGATTGATGTTTTTTAGTGAGTACATTTTTAGTATCACTAAAATTCGTTTGAATTACGGTAGGTAGAAAGTATTGCGACATCTTAATTTTTACTAAAAATAAAATAACTTAGGTTAGTAAATGATGTGGTTCTTTACAAAACTTAAAAGAACGTATAGTTTCACTTTAGGTGAGTAATATAAAAAATAAAACCTTTTATGATTTAAAATGTATCTTAAATGGTTAAAAGAGTGTTATTTATGTGAATGTCCTCTAGAACCACATATACACACGAATAGTACAGAAGAACGAACTTTTATACGTGAATATAAAAAATTGCGACCTATCTTCATGATTAACAATGGTTCGTATCTAAAATTTTTTGATATGAATATAAAACGTGTCTGTTATGCATGTTATATAACATCTTATAAAAATATTCATCTTGCATCACTCAGGGATCGCGAATATGGTCGTATAAAAAATATATATTCAAGACCCAAGTCAAAAACAAAAGATGAAATATTACATTGGTTCGAAGGACTAAAAATATACTTAAGTAAAAGACACAATATAATATAAATGAGTGAAAGTATTCAAAAACTCACACACGTGGAACATATATTAAAGCGTCCGGATTCGTACGTTGGACCTGTTTCACGTGTAGCGGAACCATATTGGATATATGAAAATGATCAATTTGAAAAGAAAACGGTCGTGTATTCACCAGCACTTTTAAAAATATTTGACGAAATTTTAGTAAACGCGATCGACCGAAACTCTATGTACCCCAAAAATGTAACGTCTATGAGTGTTTCTATCGATAAAACATCTGGTGAAATAACAATTGAAAATAATGGACCTCTGGGTGGTATTGCGGTTAAAATGCACGAAAAAGAAGGTTTATGGAATCCAGAGTTAACGTTTGGTCATTTACTCACGAGTACAAATTATGACGATACACAAAAACGTGTTGTTGGTGGTCGTAATGGATACGGTGCAAAACTTACGAATGTTTATTCGAGTAAATTTTCAGTTAAAATTAAAGATGGAGAAAACAAGTGTATATATACACAAGAATGGTCGGATAACATGAAAACGTGTGGTACACCCAAAATAAAAAAGTACTCGAATGCTACGTCGAGCGTTTCTATTACTTTCATTCCTGATTGGAAACGATTTGGTATGTCGAAAATGGATGATTCTATATACAAAATATTTGAAAAACGGGTATACGATGCGAATATTTGTACGTCGCAAAATTGTAAAGTGAAGTTTCAAGGTGACGCATTACCTAAAGCAACATTCAATACGTACGCAAAAATGTACACAAAATCAGATGAGATATGTACATTTACGAGTGATAGATGGTCGGTATGTATCGCACCTTCAGATGATGGGTTTGAACATGTATCATTTGTGAATGGTATATGTACCACAAAAGGTGGTTCACACGTTGACCACGTTTCTGGGATACTCGCAAACGGTGTTATTGAAGATATGGCAAAGAAGATAAAACTTCGTCCCCAACAAGTCAAGAATGCATTTTTTGTTTTCGTAAAAGCAACACTTGTCAATCCAAGTTTTAGTAGTCAGGTTAAATCAGAGTGTACACTCAAGCCACAGGACTTTGGGAGTAAGTTTGAACCATCAAAAACGTTTATAAAGAATATTCTAAAAACAAGTGTTCAATCAGAACTCATGGCATTATCGAAGTTTCGTGAAATGAAAGAATTGAAAAAAACAGATGGGTCTCGTAAATCAAAAATAACGGGTATTCCGAAACTCGACGATGCCAATAAAGCTGGTACTACACACTCTGGTAAGTGTACTCTTATTATTACCGAAGGTGATTCTGCAAAAACACTTGCAATTGCTGGTCTTTCGGTTGTTGGTCGTGATCATTACGGTGTTTTTCCACTTCGGGGTAAATGTAAGAACGTACGTGACGCGAGTGTAAAACAACTTACTGAAAACAAGGAGTTTAATGACCTTAAAAAGATTTTGGGGCTTCAGCAAGGGAAAGTGTATACGTCACTTTCTGAACTCAGATACGGAAGACTCATGATTATGACCGATGCAGATAACGATGGAAGTCATATCAAGGGACTTATTCTTAACATGATTCATTATTTCTGGCCAAGTTTACTTAAACTTAAGTTTGTTGTAAGTATGGTCACACCTATCATAAAAGCGTCTAAGGGTTCAGAAACGAAATCGTTTTATACAGACTCGACGTTTAGGCAATGGTATGGTAATGGTAAAGCTGGGTGGAAAATTAAATATTATAAGGGTCTTGGTACCTCTACGTCTGTAGAGGCTCGTGAATATTTTAAAAAAATAAAAGATCTTACAATTCAATTTGATACGGATAATTCAATGGATGAATCTATAGTTCTTGCATTTGACAAGACAAAATCAGACTTACGTAAAACGTGGTTACTTGAAAGTACAGAAAAGAAGGCTTCTGATCTAGAAGTACCATATGGAAACGTTGATCGTCTTGGTATTTCTGATTTTATTCATAAAGATCTTGTAAATTTCAGTCTTGCTGATTTGAAAAGGTCAATTGCACACGTTTCAGATGGTTTAAAACCATCACAAAGAAAAGTGTTATATGCATGTTTCACAAAGAATCTTACATCTGAAATGAAAGTTGCACAATTAGCCGCGTACGTTTCGGAAAAAACATCGTATCATCACGGTGAAGTCTCTCTGGCGGATACAATTGTAAAATTAGCACATAATTTTACGGGGTCAAATAATATAAATTTACTCGAACCATGTGGTCAATTTGGTACGCGTCTTATGGGTGGTAAAGACGCGAGTCAGACCAGGTATATATTTACAAAATTGACTAAAAGTGCGAGAATACTTTTTGATCCCAAAGATGATCCAGTATTAAACTATCTCGACGACGACGGTAAACAAATCGAACCCGACTATTATGTTCCTATATTACCGACCGTTTTGGTAAATGGAACTGAAGGTATTGGTACCGGATTTAGTTCATATATACCACCGTTTAATCCGTTAGATATTAAACACAATATTGAACGTATAATTAGGGGTGAAACTGTTGTTCCCATGAAACCATGGTTTGATAAATTCACGGGTCGTGTGTTTAGTAATGAAGATGGGTTATGGATCACAGAGGGTGTATGGAAATCTTCGGGTAAAAATGTATTAATAACTGAACTTCCACCGGGGCGTTGGACACAAGACTACAAAGAGTATCTCGATACCCTTATTGAAAAGAAAAAGATTACGAACTATGTGAATAACAGTACGACTGATGATGTTAATTTTATTATTGAAGGATACACAGGTAATAATATCATAAAAGATTTTAAACTTCAGAAGACATTTCATGTATCAAATATGCACTTATTTCATCCAACAAGAGGTATTCATAAATACGAAAGTCCAGAAGAAATTCTCACAGATTTTGTTAAAATACGATCAGAAACATATAAAAAAAGAAAAACACACCTTATACGTGTCTTGAAAGAAAAAACTAAAAAACTTGAAAATATGTCGAAATTTATTGATATGGTTATTCATGAAAAACTAATTGTTTTCAGACGTAAACGAATAGATCTCGAACGCGAAATGGAAAATATATTCGATAAAATTGATGGTTCATACGAATATCTCTTGAATATCAAAACGTATCAGTATACACTCGAAGCTATACAAAGTATCAGGGAAGAAACAACAAAATCGAGAATCGAACTTGATACATTACAACATATGTCTCATATCGATATGTGGAAAAGAGATTTAAAAATATATAAACAATAAGTAGTAAGTATGTGTGATATATCTGGACCAAATACAGGTTCTATAGTATCACTCAACGCAATTGGTAAACAAGATACATACCTTTTAGAAGATGACCCTATTCATTCGATCTTTAAGTATGAACCTAAAAGACATGCTAATTTTACAAAGTTTCATAAAAGTTTAAACGTTAATAAACCAAATAGTTCTTCAACATCTTGGCCTTTTGGTGAAACTATAAAAGTTATGTATAACCCGAGAAATATGGGTGATCTTTTATCAAATATGTACGTAACGTTTGAATTACCCGCTTTAACGGGTTCTGATAGTTATTACGCGGATCAAATTGGGAGACATATTTTTAAATCTGTAACCATGCGTGTCGATGAAACCGTCGTTGAAAAATATGACGGTGATTGGGGTATCATATATGATGAACTATACCTTGATGAATCCGAAAAGAGAACAAAGAGGTACACGTTAAATAGAAATAATGCAGAAGATACATCTTTATTATCTGCTAATCAAATATTAGCTCAAAATAAATCGCGTGTTTTTATTCCCATACCTTTACTCTTTTCCCGTAAGTATGAAAGTGATGAATACGAAACAAATAAACCAAATCGCCCCTACTTTCCAATATGTGCTATCCACAAACAAAAACTTCAATTTGAGTTTGAATTTCATAAACAGTCTTTTTTTACAAATGCAGTGGATAATCTTACTGTAAATAGTTTTGATATAGTCACTGAAGAAATAACACTTGAACCAATTGAACGTACTTATATAACAAATAAGAGACATGTTCTCGTTACCGATATTGTTAAAAAACACCCCACTTTGGACATACCAATGGGTGTACAAAACGCAAAACTTGAACTTGTTCCAAAAACGCCAGTAAAAACACTTAATTGGTTTTTTAGACAAAATGCGTTTGAGAACGAAAATACACATGAAGGTGGTACAACTTTACTTGCAAATGTATTTGCAAATAGGTATAACTTTTCAACAAATGTAGAATATTCTATTAACAATGAATTTTATAACCCACCAATGGCAAGTGCTAAAATATTTGTAAATGGTGAAGATGTACCAAATATTCAAGATAGTGATCATAAATATTTTAAATATGTTGTTCCATTTTCAAGTCGTTTATCACGACCTTTACGAAACATTTATACGTATGCATTCTCGATGAATCCTATTAATGTGGAACCATCGGGAATGTTGGATTTTAGTCAGTTACAGTCAAATAGAACTGTTTTAGATATAAATATGAAACAAGGACTTACAAGTGACTATACATTACATTTATATTATGTAGGATATCAAACATTCATTTTTGAAAATGGTATCATGACACTTGTTTAGAAAAAAGAGTATTTTTATGATCGTGAATATACTCAATTATATTATTTTTTATACACCACCTTATGAAATTCAGCTGTGCAACAGTCGTATGTATTTCATTGGATGTACCCGGAACAGTGTACGATATTTTAGACGAACGACAGAATGGGTCAAAAAGTTTTTTACTGTATCCATCTAAACTTGATTTATATTTACAGTGTACACTTAATATTTTAACATCGTTTGTATTATACGATGAATTGTTTTTCTTAGAATAATTTGTAATAAACCATTCAAGGTTTCGTAGGGAAATGCCACCAGTTTTATTTAGAATTTCTAAAAGTGTAGCTCTATTCTCGGGGTTATTATAAAATGTATCGATCGATGTTAGTAGAATAGCTGATTTATTCATTATTACATTATTCCACGCAATTCTCTAAATCCCTTTCTTGATACTTCGCATGCCGGGCATCCGGGTTTAAATATACATTCGAGAAAACTATGTGTATGACGTATACCTTCATTATTTTTAGAAACCATTTCTATAGGACCTCTAAGTTGGGGTTGATCTATATGACTTCCACACATTCCATTAAGTTTAGCTTTTGCTGTACATGGAGAACCATCTTTTTTAAAACCTCTACAAAAATTTAATGGGTTTGGTATATCCGAGAGTAACAATTTTAAATTTATTGAATATTTAAGAGATATTTTTTGCATTTCCTTAACCATGCGCTTATACACTTCGGTTTCTATCTCTTCATCCCAAAGTGTTTGTAATTTTCTGGATGTCATATTTTATATACGTCACTATTTTTTAAGCGTTTTGAACATGTCACTTATTTTCTGCTGCCCTTCAATTTCAGCCTCTAGTTTTTTCTTTGGACGTCGTTTTGGTTTCACACGTGTTAGAAGTTCACCAAATATCTCTTCTTTCGGATCTTCAAAGAGTGGTTCAATTAAATCACACACGGGGTTTAGAAACTTGTTTATAAAATAATAATTATAATCAACTTTTAAATTATTGTCTTTTGCATATTTTGGATCTTCTGACTTTTCAAACGCTTTTGCTTTAGGATCACCTGTATCGAGAAGAATATAAGGTACACGATCACCCGATTGTGGTTCAGATCCCGGTTGTCTTTCACGCATTTTTCGTACAACTTGAACATGAGCTTGATTAATATCCTTAATATCGGGACTATTAATAGAAACCGCGAATCCTTTTGATTTATACGAATCTGATAAACCCTGGCTCAAAATTAGTTTTTCGTTAGGTACATCACCTTCGATAAGTTCAATAGCCCTTTGTAAAGCGAGTTCTTTTGGTGGGCCTGTATCACTACTTTCTAAAACAACATCGAGAAGTTCTTTACATACTTCACGCATGTGAGGTGTATTGTCCCTTCGTACTAATTGAAGTCCTTTGACGTCTATATAATCCATGTTCATATTACCATCCTTACCCTTTGTCCAAAGTTTTGCCGCATACCGTTTCTTTGAATATAAGAAATACGGGCAATACACCTTTTCAAGTTCAAGGTTATTCGGTGCTTTGAAGAGTTTAGTACACTCTTCCGCAGCGCGTTCACCTATTTCCCAACTATATTCAATTGCTTCCTTTCCTGTACGGTTTCCTACATCAAATTCGACCATTACAGAATCCGTGTCACCGTACCTTACCTTTGATCCCGGAAAATTCTTTTCCACATACGCTTTTGTTTCATCAATCATACTCCGACCTTTTAGAGTTACCGTTGAGGCAATTTGTACACAGGGTAACATACCTTTTGATGCACCTGTAAAACCGTACACGGAGTTCATCGACACTTTATACGCCAATTGTTTACCATTATACATTTCTTTTAGAGCACCAGTCGATTGCGCCATATCCTTTTTAGCTTGTTTACGAAACTGTTTTAGTTCTAGAAGAATACTTGGTAAAAGACTGGGAACATCTTGTGCAAACTTATAAAATCCAAACGTTTCGTATGTTACACCAGGTATATTTTCATATTTGGAATCCATAACCATTGACGAATAACATAAATTGTGTGCCATCATAATTGATGGATATAGACCTTCAAAATCCAGTGCTGTTATTGGTCTATAATAGGCGCCTTTCTGTGCGTCTAGAACAGTTGCACCTTCATACCCATCGGCAGAATATTGCCCCCATGATATAGTTGGAACCATAAATCCCATTTCACGTGCCTTTTTTGTTAACAAACTAAACACTTTGATTTGTTGTCCTCTTTCAACTAGATAACACAGGGGGACCCACGTCGCTTTAGCCATTTCCAGGAGATTAACAAGTATAGATAATTTTGATAACAAACGGTGGGGTAAAAGTGTATCCTTAATACAATATTCAGCAACCTCACGCAACTTTACGGGATCTTCTTCGACAAAACGCGCAAACATTTCTTTAGGTGGCATATCAATTTTATTATCACCAAGATACAGTTTCGAAACGTTATCGAGTTTATACGAATCGAGTTTATATCCCTTTTTAACTTCATGAAACAAATCAAAAATAAACCGCCCGGGCATAGGTAAGATCTTAAGATCATTATCACCAAGTGCACTCGACGACAACTTCTTATATATAAGTTCACACGAATAATTCTTCATTTTACTCATTTCATAAAAAGTTTGATCACACTTTGTCATGACCGCACGTTTCATTATATATTCTAAATCAAAACCAAATATGTTCCAACCAGTTATGATATCAATATCTTTTTCCATAAGATACTCTTTAAACGCCATAAGCATTTCGCGCTCAGTTTCGTAACTCTTAATTATACTCCCTTCCAAGTTCGAATCTGTTTTTTTATAACAAAAACATGTTTTATCATACGGTACATCGGAACCAAAGTGTGCAAGTGATACGGCAATCTGGAAACATGCATCTCCTTTTACATCTGCATCAGGAAACTTACCTGTTGAACTATTACATTCAATATCAACAGATGCAACCACAAATGGTGCAGTCTCTGGAATATCAACTGGTTTAAGCGTTTTCCAGTCGTTACAGAATAGGTCTATATTAACGTGTGCTAAATGTGAACGTACACATTCATTCCCAGAATCCATCCACCCAGTGGATTGAATGTTAGTTCGGTGCATTAACCTCAGAACAGGGTCCAGGTTTGATTCATAGACTTTATATTTAATGGCTTCATCGGGTAATGTACGTTTCAATCTCCCATTTACCATACGTCGTGCCGCGAGGTTCTTAAAGTTTAATTGCATAAAAATAAATTTTTCATTATTTTGAAAACCCCAGACATCTTTAGATTGAACAATATCATAACTTACCATACATTCAGGACATACTTTATCAATCTTTGTATATAAATTACGAATATCCATTTGTGATGTTTTCTTCGGGAGTTTCACGAAGAAGTATGGTGTAAAACTGGTCGTAACGCATACAGACTTACCTTCGTTTGTTTTACCAAAAATACTAATCAAGTGTTCATCCTCTGTGTCTTGTGTTTCCCAGGTCAATACTTGGAACACGACCATTTTATCTTATTACGTTAACGCCCGATTTTTTTAATATAGTATAGTAGTAAATATGTCAGCTGCTTTGATTGATCTCGTCTCAGTCGGTGCCCAGGACGTCTATATCACAGGCGATCCTCAAGTCTCTTTTTTTAGACAAAACTATAAACGTCACACAAACTTTTCGATAAAACCAGAACGTATGGATTATATCGGAGTGTTTGGTTCGGGAAACGAAGTTTCCATCCCTATCAAATCTAAAGGTGATCTCTTGAGTTACGTGTGGATTGAAAATGCCAATATTAACAGTAATGATCACGACAATTCTATTTTTAAATCCGCGAATGGGACATCAGATGAAACTTCACCAACTGAATTTTCTTTGTGGATTGGTGGTCAAGAAGTGACTAAACTGGATTCACTTTTTATTAATACCGTACACAATACTTTGTATAATGAATCTTCGGCGAAAGCGACGTGTGCTTCGACGACTCAAGACGGTGGTGATAATGTTTCCACCGGTAGTTACGTAATCCCATTCTTTTTCAGTGAAGATTGGACGAAATCTTTACCACTCGTCGGTCTTCAATACCACGAAGTTGAAATTAGAATTAAGTGTAGAAATGGTACATTTGATTTAAGTAGTAGTACTAGACCAAAGGTATACGGTTCGTACGTGTTTGTCGACACAGACGAACGTGAATTCTTTGCGAACGGTGAACACGAACTTCTCATTACACAAACACAACACCAACCAATGTCTGCTTCCGATACGTCGATTGATTTGACCTACTTTAATCACCCAGTAAAGGCCGTTCATATAGCTGCGGGTAACGATTCAGCATCGGGTGCCTCTACATCATACACTTTCACGGATGCGTCTATGTTTATTAACGGTGTTCCACTCTTTGAAAATATGACACATGAATACCACAGAAACGTTGTTCCATCGAGACACTGTTCGGTTCTTAACACCACGGTCGATTCGGAACAAATATATACATGGCCATTCTGCCTTACCATGAACAAATCTCAGCCAACGGGTACCTTGAACTTTTCGCGAATCGATAACGCGAAAATAAATATTAATGGTCCATCCGATGCAAACCTTGATATGATTCGCGCGTATGCGGTCAACTATAACATTCTCAGGATTAAGAATGGTATGGGTGGTATCGCATTTGGTAACTAAATTAGTTCTTACCCGAAGATCCAAAACCTCGTTCGCCACGTTTTGTTTCTTTTAATTCATCAACTTCCTCAATAAGTGGTGTTTCACACTTTTCCAAAATGAGTTGGGCGATTCTATCGCCTTGTTTAATTTCGAACGGTTCACTCCCGTGATTAAACAAGATAACCTTCAATTCACCCGTATAATCCGGATCAATAACACCAGCACCCGTTTGAATGCCGTGTTTTACACTTAAACCTGATCTAGGCGCAATACGACCATACACACCATGTGGGATCGTTGCACAAATACCCGTACTTACAATACCACGTTCACATGCGTTGATCGTCATGTTTTCCATGCTATACAAATCGTACCCGACAGATCCAGGGGATGCGCGTGTCGGTAAAGTTGCTTCGAGAGTTAATCGTTTAATTCTAAGTGTTTCCATGTTTTTTATTATTCTAAGAGTTGTTTCTTTAAAACCATTTAAAATATATACATATTGTAGTAATAATGTCTTTAGAAGTAGTAACTTATGCGAATAAATCGTCGGGTATGTTTGAAGAACTTATAAATAACGATTTTGGTGTTAAAGTAAAAGTTCTTGGTATGGGTAAGAAATGGAATGGGTTCTTGGACAAATATA